CACATCCCCTTGAAATGACTGACGCTAGTACTACCCTGTTAGTGAATCAACCCAATCACCAATTGTATGACAGCGATAATAATGTAACTATTGCTAATGTGGTTTCTGGTGCAGAGACAACTCTTAATGGTGCTATTACTGCGGCCGCAACGTCTATTACTTTAACAAGTGGAACAAACTTTGATGATACTACTGGTAAATATGCTCAGGTTGACTCTGGAAGTAAATGGCTCATAATGATTGATGATGAAATTATTGAATATGACACAATTTCTACTAATCAAATTAGTGGTGGTGTTGTTACTAGAGGATCAAACAGCACTACTGCTGCTGCTCATGCTAATGGTGCAACGGTAAAACTATATCAGATTCATAAAGTGCCGTTGACAGAAATTAATAAAACTCATAATGGAATATCAAATATCAATATCGATTCTTATACTTTACCAACACTTTCAACTACACCTGTCGTTGATGGTTCTGGTGGTTCTGCTACGTTTGGTGGGTCTGATGTCACATTTACAGAAAATTATCAGTATGATGTTTCAACTACAAATATCGGTACGATGGTGCCAAATAGAACAACTTTAACTTCTACAGTTAGAAATACCACAGGAACAAGCCCAAGTGGAAGTGAAGAATCTTTTGTTCAAACCAGTGCTGCTAATGCTATAACTGTTCCATTAAATGATAATCATTATTGGGATACCACAAACATAATTGCATCTGGAATTAATGAAACAAATGAGATGAGCGGTTCTAAATCTCTTGTGATGCCGATGACCTTATCAAGTAAGATTGATAGTTTGTCTCCTGTTATAGATACGGAGAGAATGTCTTTTGTTACTGTTCATAATAGAATTAATAAAATTGATGCACAGGGGGATATATATCCGACAACAAAATATAATTCATTAACAGAACCAGATGGTGATAATAATGCAGCAATATATTTAACCAAAAAAATTACTCTTGAAACACCTGCCACATCTATAAGAGTTCTTTTGGACGCTAATAGAGACAATGCAGCTGATATTAAACTCTTGTATAAAACTTTGGGTGTAGATGATGCTTCTGATTTTGATGAACTGCCTTATGAATTTTTCAATCCAGACTCTACTGTTTCAATTGATGGTTCCGGCGGCCCAGATGTATCAGTTAATCCATCTTTAACCTTAGACCAGTTTAATGAATATGAATATACTGCTGGTGTTACAGATGATGGTATTGGTACTGCATTATCAGAGTTTATTTCGTTCCAAATTAAAATTGTGATGATGTCAACAAATTCAGCAAGGCCGCCAAGGATAAAGAGTTTAAGGGCTTTAGCATTGGCGACATAAGGATATAAAATGAACAATAAGTATTTAAAGGTTGAAGGACATACAGATTTAGTGAGAGATAATACTTCTAAAGCGATACTCAACACAAATACACAAGCATATGAGATTGCGAAGAAAAGGGCTGATGAAGCACAAAGACACAGAGATGAAATAAGGGAAACAACGAGAGAGATTAATCATTTAAAGTGTGAAATGCATGAGATTAAATCTTTGTTGCAAAAAATAGCAGAAGAAAAATAAACAACAGGAGTGGGTGTTGAGTTTGGTCCTAGTGTTATAATAAAAGAAATATTATAAATATATAAAAAGGATATATTCATGGCTGTACCCACAACTAAAGCAACATTTAAAAGTTATTGTCTAAGAGCACTTGGTGATGGTGTCATTGATATTAATATATCAGATGATCAAGCCGATGACAGAATAGACGAAGCATTACAGTATTTTGCTCAGTATCATTACGATGGTATTGAGAAGATGTATCTTAAGCATCTTATAACTACTGCTGAGGTCACACGAGCTCGAGCAAACACAACAACTACTGGCACTGATACAGTAGATAATTCAATCACTGCTGATTTTTTAGAAGGTAATAATTATATTCCCTTACCTAGCGCTGTAGTGTCTGTAATACAGGTTTGGCCTTTTACAGATACAGGTGGTGGCGGCAGTATGTTTGATATCCGTTATCAGTTACGTCTAAATGACCTATTTGACCTTTCCTCAACTTCTGTTATACAATATCAAATGGCGATGGACAATCTTGATTTGTTGGAACATATTCTAGTTGGCGAAGTTCCGCTACGATTTAATCAACACCAAAACCGTTTGTATATAGATGCAGATTGGGCAAATGATTTTACTGCCGATAGTGATTATATTATTGTAGAGTGTTATCGTAAACTTGACCCAACAACATATACAGACATTTATGATGATATATTCCTTAAAAGATATGCTACAACTTTAATTAAAAAACAGTGGGGAGCAAACTTATCAAAATTCAGTGGAGTTGCGATGTTAGGTGGTGTCACAATGGAGGGAGAAACCATTTATACCCAAGCACTTGACGAACAACAAAAATTAGAAGAAGAAATGCAATTGATGTTTGAAGTCCCTGTGGATTATATGGTAGGATAATATGGCTGTCAACAAACATTTCCATACAAGTGGTGCAACTGCTGTTGCAACAGAACAAAATCTATACAGCGATTTAGTTGCAGAGGCTATTCAGATTTACGGCCATGATGTATATTATCTAGATAGGACTGCTGTTGCTGAAGACACTTTTATGGGGGATGATTCTCTTGCGAAATTTCATACACAAGCCCCAATAGAAATGTACATGGAAGATTCTGGCGGGGGGTATGCTGGTGAACAAGAATTGATGAATCAGTTTGGTTTGCAAAATCTAAGTGAAGCAACTTTTGTCGTTAGTAAAACTCGTTTTCAATTGAAAACAAAACAAATTCAGATTGAGACAGGAACAGATTCAACGTCTTCTGGGTCTATCTTATTAGAAGCTGGTACACTAGACAGTTCCTCTAAGTTAGAAGGAGAGGTGTTTTATATTACCAATGAAACAGATGCAACTGATTCTGACAGACCATATGAGGGGGATGCAATTTATCACCCCAAACTTGGCAAATTGTTTCAGATAAATTTTGTTGACCATGATGAACCATTCCATCAGTTAGAGAATAATCCTGTTTATAAGTTGAGATGTCGCCTATATGATTACAGCTCTGAAGTTATTGACACGGGTATTGCTGCGATTGATGCGATTGAGGATTCTCTATCGGTTGTAAGTTCTCTTTACCAGATTACCTTGGAACAATCTTCTGCTGTCAATGAAAATATACGATTGGATTTTGATGGCCAAGGTGGTGTTGGTTTATTGATTATGAATGGTACAGATGCTAGTTCCACCAATGATGGTGATAATATAATTGGCCAAGATGATACAACTTCAGTTGGTGAAAGTATTCTGCTTGAAACTGGTAATGAATATCTTATTGCAGAAGACTATATAATAGGGGATATGGTTACAGACAAAACATCTCAAAACGAGTTATTCGATACGCTGGATGATACAATACTAGACTTCAGTGAGTCGAATCCATTTGGTGATGCAGGGAGCGCAGATTAATGTTAGGACAAAGCTTTTACCACGAAACTATTCGTAATGTGGTTGTTTCATTCGGAACAATTTTTAATAGTATTCAGTTGGTTCGTAAGGATAATGATGGAGCAATTCAACAAACTATGAAGGTTCCTCTTGCATATGGGCCAAGGCAGAAATTTCTTGTTCGACTGAATGAAGATGCAGACCTTTCTAAGACAGCTGCTGTTACACTACCCCGAATTGGTTTTGAAATTAGTGGCCTCACATATGATTCTGCTAGAAAACTTAATCGTGTTCAAAAATTCAAAAAGGTAAAGGGTTCTAGGAGCGATCAACTTGATACTCAATATATGCCTGTACCATATAATATAGATTTTGATTTATACATTCTTGCAAAACAGTCTGATGATGCGTTACAAATCGTAGAACAAATTCTACCGTATTTTCAACCAGACTATACTGTTACCATTAACGATATGTCAGATATGGGTATCAAGAAAGATGTACCTATTATTCTTAATGATATAAGTTATGAGGATGACTATCAGGGGGATTTTACAACCAGAAGGGCGATCATATATTCATTAGCTTTTTCTGCTAAGTTCTATCTATACGGGCCTGTTACATCTAGCAAGGTTATCAAAACTGTTCAAGCGGATCAGTATACTGATATGCCTGACCAATCTCCGAAGAGGGAACAGAGGGTTGTAATCACACCAAGTCCAACAACTGCTGATGCTGATGATGATTTTGGGTTTAATGAAACAGTATCATTCTTCCAAGATGCAAAAGACTATAATCCAGTTACAGGAGAGGATGAATAGTAGTTATATAATATGACTAAAAAAATAGACAAAGCACTTGGTGTGTGGGATGGTGTAGATAAAGCACTAAAAGAACTTCCATCCACATCACAAGAGGTAATGACTCCTCCACCCACGTATTCAGAAGATATGGATGATATTCAAGATGATTATGAATATCAAAGAAAGCAATTTTACAATTTAGTTGAGAAGGGCTCAACGGCAATTGACGGCATATTGGA